TTATGAAAGCTTCAAAGGGCATTGTGAATTTGGGATTCTCTTGGACAAAGGGAATTGACCATGAAGCCTCATAGAGTGAGACAGTTTGAGAAACAAAGTCTACAACAGGAATAGAGTGTTCATTATCTGGAATTTCATTTATATACAATCCATACCCCGTTTCCTCTCTCCAATCACTACCAATGATTTGTGAGATTATGATACGAGTTGCATACCCTTCATCATGCCACCGTGGACGGGCCACAGCCAGAGCATTTGCCAGGGTATCCATCATTCCCTCTCCACCCCAATGTGAATAAAGAAAGATAGTATTACCATCACTTTGCTTTAGTCCAAAGTTTGCACGATCACCCATTATGCTCCTTATTGTTAGTTGATGTGGCTACCCTATCATAGACGAGTGGTATTGTCAAGGGTTAATCTTCAATAACTTCCCCAGGATTTATTTCTTCTTCTATATCACAATCAGCACAATTTAAATAATAACTCTGAGTGTTATCCATAGACTCTCTGCTATCCATCTCTCCAAGGCAGGCGTATAGATGAAGATTATGTAATTTCTGAATGTCTACAGCATATGTTGATTGAGTTGACTCAACTACTTGCATAAATAAAGAATGATCTTTATGTGCTTCCATGAATTCTTGTGTACCTGCCATAGTTGCCATTTTATCTCCATCTCATTTGTTGATAGCACAACCCTATCAGAAAAAAAGGGGTAGGTCAAGAGTTTTGCAATTCTTTTTCCTCAGCCTCAATCTTTGCAGGACAGTCCTGATACATCCAATCAAGATCGCCATCTTCACAGATACAAGAGTCTCCTCTTTCTTCATGCTCAAAATGAGATGTGGGAGTATCCCATTCCCTTTCCTCGGATACTTCTCCATTTTGAAACTCATACTCTCCACCCCAACCCTGCTCTTCTTCATAGTTATGAGTGAAGACAACGTTAGGAAACTTCTCCGACATATCTAAAAGCATGTCAGCACTTGGTGGCCCCCAAGGGGATTCAAAGTGATAAGAGAGTAACTCATCCACCCTCTGAACACCATTGAACTTAGCATCCCACTTCACGCCCCAGTTATTGACGTTCCAGTTATACCAGTTCCCTGGTGTCTGCCCAGTCTGCTTACCATCTGAATAACCATTTACAGAATGATATTCTTCACGGGTAATGTTATAGGGCTCTTCAAAAGGATTTCTCATAGCCATATAAGTAAAAGGAACCTGCTCAATTACAAGATCATCAAGTCCCTTCTGGGGATTCCAACTATGAACCTCAACATCCATCTCAAAAAAAGCAGCAATGGTATCAAGATCATCCTTAGATCCTTTACAATGTAAAGCATTATAAACCCAGTTAGGCATTTTTATCTCCATCCCGTTTGTCGATAGATGAATCCTAGCAAAATCTCGGGGAAAAGTCAAGTCCTTCGTAAAAGAAAGTTTTGGCGGGGCGCCCCTCTTTAAGCCTTGGTGCCCCCAGTAGGACTTGAACCTACGACCTGCGGATTAAAAGTCCGTAGCTCTACCAGCTGAGCTATGAGGGCTTGGTTGGGCGACTGGGACTCGAACCCAGAACCGTCAGTATATAAGACTGATGCACTAACCATTGTGCTATCGCCCATAACCAATCAATCTTCTATCATTACTTCAATCATAGAATCAGATGGATATTCCCATATAGCATCTTCTCCCCATCCATCATCATATCCAAAGACAATTACTATATCTGTTTGGATATCTATCTTTGTTACATGAACAACTTTGTCATGTATTTTTACTACATCCCCTGGCTCTATAAAATTTATGAGCATGAGATCATTAACTACCCACATTAAATCTTCTCTAGCATTCCTAGAGGGGTAGTGATGTTGCGAGAGAACTTGCCAGCGGGGGTATCAAGATCAATAACAACCTTGGTTCTATTAACCTTTGTTATAGTTGCAGTAGAACCATTAAGATACTTTGGATTAGCATTGATGATCTTTACCTTGTCACCAATCTTAAACTCCCAAATCTGAGGCTTGAGTGCGTCCTTGCGAATCTTTACTGCCTTAACGATACCATCTAGAAACTCGTCTGCTTCACCAGATAAAATTGTGTAATTAATCTCTTCTATGTTCATTACATCTCCTCTGCATCTATTGAATCATCATCAAATGAAATACCAACACTATTTACTTCTTCGCTATCATAGTCTCCACTAAGAAATTTGTCAATGGCCTCTTCCTTGGAGGATGCCTCAACGATAAGGTTTAGCGTATCAACCTCTTGCCATGCTACTAGATACTTAGACATCATATCCTTCCAGATACATTGTAGATACCCATGTCATATACAAAACGTTCTGTGTCACTCCATGAAGTTTCACCATAGAATAACTTAGACTTCTTTACACCATCGATGGTATAGGTCACACGATAAAAGTCGGGGAAGGGATCACCACGTTCTACCATGGCAGAAACAGTCTGACCCTTCCAAGTCTGGGCGGTATCCTCAAAGATATTGTCCCAGTAATTAACAGACTTTACGCTAGGACGAGTGCTAGGACGATAGTGCGAGGTGGTATTCATCATACTCCTTTAGTGTGTGGATTACAAAGTCTACACCCTGAGTCTTGATAATGTCAAGGTATAAATCAAATTCCTTTTGATCTTCCAATACAAGCTGGAATTCTTCTCCCCACCCCTCACCAATTACAGTCTTGTAAACTTCGTGGTAGATAGTTGCTCCATCATCACACTCATAGATGTGTATCACTATGAAACTCCATTCCCTTGATATATCCCTCATGCCAACCTGCTTCATGGGCATGATCTATCATCTTGACAAACTCAGCAATCATTTCTTCTTTCTTCACAGTTCTACTCCATTCTCATCTGTCCATGTTAGGTCGTGGCGACTAAGGGGTGAACACATGTCCTCACGAACATCATCTTCAATATATTCAATGATAGTCTCAATGCTTATATCTTCTTCTCCAGCATTCTTCATGACCTCAACCAATGATTCTACATTGTATGAGATAGTCCTTGATATGTTAATGTATTCAGGCAGTGTTTCCATTGTTATCCTTCCTCCAATTCACATTCACAGTCGCCCTCTTCCAAATTCTCTCCACATTCATCACAGAGTTCTTCTTCTTCGTCAATAACAATACATTGGTATCCATCTGTCCAAGGCACGGAACAAATAAGATAACCTAATCTATTTACCCATGATTGACCAGATGTTAAATAGGTGCCTCTGTTTTCTCCGTCAATCCATGTCCAGACATTCTCATCTGGTTGGCTTTTGACAAACTCAATTTCCTCGCCATATGTTTCAAACATTTGACCATTCCAAGAAGCATTAGGATCTAAATGATTCTTGATAGGCTTGTACTTCTCGTACCATTCATCTTCTGTCATTCTGACTCCTCATCTAAAGCGTGGTCACTAAAGAATGCTACACCGCTATCATAGCCTTGCCGCCAGAAATGTGCAAGGTCTAGAGGAATAAATTCAGGGCAATCACGAAATGATTCATTAGGAAAAAGCTCTATCAATTCATCTGGTGCCCAACCAATATAACCAATCATCCATGCCATTGCAAATACTTCTTTATCTGTATTAGGTATTCTAGGATCAGTTTGCATCATGCCTCCTTGAAATCGTAGTAGAACCTTACACCAGCAACATCTGCAAAGTCAAGTGTGCCACGCACACCATCTGACTTACGCTCCACCACACACAAGTACATGGCAAATCCAAGAACTGTGTAGTGTTGTAGCATCTGATCTTTAGTTAAACCATCATTCTCAAATGTAAGCATGTCGTGATCCTATCAGTTGTTTACGGTTACGTCAATACCATCAGAGTACAAATCACATTCAAGTTCTCCGTCGCCCCAGCGAGTATTACTGGCTTCAAATCTGATGTAGTTCTCAAGATCACAGTCCATGTCAAATCCCAAGGGTACAGAAACAGTCCCAGAGAAAGTTACATTAATTGTAACGTCATACTCCTTGGTAAGAGAAATATCAAGTGCTTCTGCAATGTTAGTAACAACATCTTTATCAAAGTCATCATTGTCAAATGCTTCAAGAATGATAACCTTTGCATTGGCAAGAAGATTGTTTCCGTATGAATTCTGTCGTTGAAGAGCAGAAATAGTATTCCTAAGAGAAACTATATCAAGTCTGAAGGTTTCATTCTCTTTTGCCATAACACCAAGATCATAGGCCATTTGCTTTACCTGATCTGGTGAGTAGTAGGTGTAGGCATCAGAGGTATCAACGGGGGTATCTAGATAAGTCATAACTCTCCTTAGTTGTTGTTATACATACCCTATATGATAAACAATGATAAGTCAAGAATGTTTTGCAAATTTGTGGGGATTTTTTACTTGCTTCGTAAAAGAAGATATTTGCGGGGCGCCCCAGCTCTCTGACATAGCAGTGCCCCCCGCAGGATTACTACGAGGGGCACCGCCGTCTAGGGTTATGCTGCCGTCAGTTCCCTGACCGCAGATAGAATACGAGCCTTTTCACTATTTGTTGCAACATCAAAACCTGATGCAGCAGCAGACATTGACTCTGTGCTGCCCTTGCGAGCAGTACGATACCAGTCCAGTCGCTCAGTAATTGCATTGAGAGCACCCCACGCAGTACCAGCGATCATGTTATTGGTTGGGCCAGTATAAATTGAGTTGATCGTGTCAATTTTATTTTCCCACTTTGTCATGCTACCCTTTGCATCTTTCTCAGGCTTAGGATAAATAGCAGACACGATATCAAAAAACTTGTCAGCACTAACTTCCCGTGCATACAGTTCTGCTGCCTGCTTGTCGAATTCGTCCATGAACTTATGAGCAAGACCAAGAGCCTCACGCGCAACAGCAACGCGACCATCAACAGTCTGTGTGTGTCGAATCTTGTAGGATTGCTTTACACCTTGCAAAGCCATGTTCAAAGTATTTTGGCAAACAACACGGACAGGGGTAACACTAGCCTGCACAGCAAGCGATCCATCATGTGATGTGTGAACTAAGAGATATGAATTCACCTTATCACCTACACCATTAGGGTCAATGACAGACTCACGATCAAGAGCAAGCGAGCCAAAGACAACAGTACCGTTTTTGATTGAGCCAGCAGTTTCCCAGCGAGCACCATCTAGAATGTTGTCAGCAAAATTAAATAGTTGCTCATTCTGTACAACCTTGTAACGCTCACCTACCATGCCAAGCACATCAGCATGACCGTCAAAAGGATTGCTACGAGTAACCGCAAAGTATTCGCGGTGTGAACGGCCTGGAAGTGTGACACTCTCTAGGCGAACATTCCAATTAGAGAGGTATGCAAGATCAAGCATTTCCCGCGTAGTGACCTCATCATTAAATACTGTGCCAAGATTATGCCAAGCGGGTTCGCGCAAAGACGCGAATGCTGCTTCGCCATTTTGACCGACCTCAACTGCTGCAACCATTTTGTCTCCTTGATAGATTGGAATTTCTTATGACCTAAGAGTAACAGAACGGCCTGACATTTGTCAAGAGTTTTCAGATATATTTTCAGGAATTTCTGGGGGTTTTTAAAGCTCTTCGTAAAAGGCAGAAAAAGCGGGGCGCCCCCCTCACACCTTCCACTTAGCCAGGAATGAATAAATTAATTCATTAGGAACATGAGAATACACTCTAGTGTCTAGGTCTGGCTCTGCATGTGTATAGTCTGCAAACTCTGCAATAATTTCTGTCTGAAAATTTTTGCCAATAAAAAAAGCAATTTCGCTAGACTTACCAGGAACACAGTAGTGCCTCTCACTATCTTGCACACTAATTTTGTCTGCTAGTGGGTGATTAATTTTTATAGGATTTTTAAATGTGTAGTCTTTCATTATTCTGCACTCCCTCTTTTTACTATCCAGATTAAAGCTTGCGCGGTACGCGGGGTTAGTCCAAACTCTTTTGCAACTTTGCAAACAGAATTTACTAGCGTGTTGTATTGTGATTTATTTACACCCTTGCTTGCGTCAAGGTGTGCCGCACGAATCATCCAAACATCGATAACCACCGCGTCAGTATCTCCCGCAATGGCACGAGCGAATGCGTTAGTCTTTTGACCATTGAGAGAATCAAAACCTTTAGTCATTGCAGACTCTGCCATTTTTAGATTATTACTAAGACCCACTACAGGCTTGCCCATTGAGAACGCGAGAGACTTAGCAACATTACTTGACCAACGCTCACGGGGTGAGAATGCCGCAACGATAGACGCGCCAATCTCAAGCGATACGCCTAGATTTTCTGCAACATCCTCCGCAACTTCCTGTGCTTCGTGATACCAAACACTAGCGGCCTCAACTTGTGCGAGGGTAGCCTGCAAAATACATTGGTAATATGAATGCTCTGAAACTTCGGCAAGGGCAACGGGGTAATCAATAATTTTTATCATGAGATTAACCTATCTTATTATTGGCTGAATGTCAAGGACTTATGCTTAATTTTTCTAGAATACTTATTTTTATTTTTATGGGGCATAGCTGCATTAGACCGTCGCAATTCTAGGACAGCCTGCAATTGCTCGCGGGTACGGCGTGGCTTGTTTCTCATCATGGATTTATCCTAGCATAAGGGCCTGACATTTATAAGCAAATTTCAGGGGATTTTATAACATCTTCGTAACAAAGTTATCCACAGAGAGCGCCCCGCCTTTTTGTTATCAAATTGTTACCCAATAGATTTGACTATGCATTTAATTTGTGATAGATTTTCTTTAACAACAACGAGAGAAGGTGGTTTCAAATGGGTTTAGATATGTACCTTGAGGCTAAAAAGTATGTTGGTAAAGATAATTACAGTAATAGAGAACGCACTCCAAACCCAGACTATGCCGCGTTGCTGGCATTGGCTCCCAAGGGTCTTGTTGATAAGGTTGATTTTGGTGGGGCAAGCGTTGCTCTTACCGTTGGATATTGGCGCAAGGCCAACGCTATTCATGGTTGGTTTGTCAATACCCTTGCAGGTGGTGTAGATGAATGTCAAGAAATTTATGTACCCCGAGTTGCGTTGGTAGATTTGCTTGCTGCTTGCAAGGCTGTCCTGTCTGTAAGTGCAGGGGTATCTAAGCAAGATGTAGCAGATGAGTTTGGTCTAATGCCTATGGAAGGATTTTTCTTCGGGGGATATGAGTTAGATGAATACTACGACCAAGATCTCAAATACACAATAGAGATGATAGAGAATATTCTAACTATCATTCCAGAAGATGAATATGGTTGGTCATTCAGTTACCACGCAAGTTGGTAACAATTCAATAACGGTGGGGGGCAGGGTATTGACATTCTGCCCCCACCATGATACGCTTTTCTTTCAACAAACAAACAAGGAGAAAAATGTCTACAATCACAGTAGGTTCAGAATTCACCACTAGCATTTCAGGCGTAACTGGAATCATTCAAGAAATTCATGAAAAGCCTTTTGGCCGTACAGTTCTTTTGCTTGATGTAAATGGTGCAGACCGTTGGACAACTGTCAAGTAATTTGATACAATGTCTAAATAATTAAATAGTGGCTTGGGGATATGCGACCCGCTAGGTTGAGCCTGGTGAAAAATGACTCGCTTCCCCACTTGTAGTCTAGTGTACTAACATCATAGAGATATGACAAAAAATGTTTTGTCTCGCTACAAGTAAAAAGAAAAGGATAAAGCCTAGATACCTTTTCACCCTAGCCTTGGGTACTGGGTACGGACGAGCCTCCAAAACTTGTCTTGCTAGGTTCAATTCCTAGACGAGGTGCGAGCAAGAGAAAGGAGTAGAGATAACTATGTGCTCTTGCGATACATAAAAATAATGCAATGGTTCTGTAGAGCAGCGGAGTGCTCGCCACCCTGTCACGGTGGAGGTCGTGGGTTCAAATCCCATCAGAATCGCAAAAAGCTGGGGATTTTTTAGAGTCTTCGTAACAAGAGCTGCAAAGCAGAGCGCCCCGCCCTTTTCATTTTGTCAATGTCAGACCCCCATGATAAGATCAAAGAAATCGATCGAAAGGCTAAAATGTTTATTTATCTCATCACCCTTACCAATGGTCATGTCGTGCGTATTGAATCCGCAGGCGACCCAACCGACCACCCCACATTCTTTGGGCGTGTTGTCGATGTAGAAACCCTTGGACAATCTGGCAAGCACCTAGCCTCTGTCTAGAATGTCAGACCCCTCTGATAGTCTTTCATTATTCAATCGAAAGGATCAAAATGTTTAATCTTCAGAATCTCCCAAAGCACACCGCTAGGTATGTCGGCACCTATGCCGAGGTCCAAGCCCTTGAGGTCTCTCGCCTGCGAGCCTTGCCCCAGAGTGTCAAGCAAGCCAATGCAGACTCGCATCACATCGGGAATGTGGACGGCGTTAGCCGTTGCGTATATTGCGAAATTGGTGTTTGGAACGCATGGAAGGTGGCTTGCTAATGTCAGTCCCCAATGGTAAGGTGATCTCTATGAATAATAAAATGTCTTTAGACTTTGAACATGCATGGCTAGATATTTATTTCATGCTTGAGGATAACGCCTTTGATAGTTCTAGGGTGTTTCATTCTAATGACGGTTCTGTCTGGATAGGTAAATCTCAATTTGTAGAGGTGCCATTCTAATGACTGACTGGGAGTATGGCGAAAGGTATAACTCTGCGGGTGAATGGAATCCCCGCCTAGCATATTGTGAAAGACTTGGCGAGTATGTAGAGCCAGACGAATTGAAAGAGGGTGAAGGATAAATGTATCGTGTATATTATCTCAATAAGTTTGTTAAGTCATTCACTACCCGCGATCTTGCATCACAGTTTGTTTATTCAAAGACTAATCATGAAGACTATGAAATCCTAGATGGGAGCGACAACTAATGAAGATCTATTCAAAGCGATACCACATGGTGGCACACTTGCCAAATGATATCGGCGTGGTATGGGCTAAGGGCTCACACTATGCAAATGTCTATGAAGGTTGGAATAGTCCAAACAACATAGATTGTTTTTCATTTGCATTTGAAAAGAATAAAACTTCTATGCTTGACTTCACAGAATCTTTGGCGGTGTATCTTGCTGAACAATAGCATGTGGGTATTGACAGACGATAAAGAAATTAGTTTTGAGCATTGCAACCGTCCCGCGTATTGGGAAAATGAAAATGTATTTTGTTCAAAGTGTGGAGAGGAATTACCAGATGAGATCTAACAAAGAATTAACCGATTACGAATTCATTGCATCTAATAATATTAAACGGGCAATGATAAATTTATTTGACGGGGATTACAATGAAGTAGAAAAGTATTTAGGTGAAGCACTAGAGTGCATGTATAAAATAAATAAGTAGAAAACCTGGGGATTATTTATTGGTTTCGTAACAAGCAGCTAAGGGCGGGGCGCCCCCCTTTCGGGGTTAGTGGCTAGCCATGGAGGTGGCAATCGCACAGTTGATAATTTGTAGCATGGCTGACGAGAGAATCCCAGTCAGGAGAACTGAAGGTTTCCAGGGGGCTGAATGAGCATTGAATGGCGGGGCTGTCGTCCTGGATAGCAGAAAATCCCAGGTGAGAGAGGGCGTAAGCCTGCGCGACTGTCGGACTCATGATGTGTTCCTTTCGTTGATGTAAGGCAAACCTACCAGAGGGGTCTGACATCGCATCAGTTTTCTGGGGGTTTTTTAGCTTCTTCGTAACAAGCATAGAGGGGCGGAGCGCCCCGCTTTTCCAACTTTGTCAAGTCTATTTCATGTGATATATAACACAATAATTTATTAAATTAAATAGATATATAGGGGGTGTCGGGGTACTAAATGTCAGTCCCCTATGATAGTCTACAGACATAAGATAAAGAAACTAAAGAAAGAGGAAAGACATGAAAGACCTAGACTACCCAGAGGCCACCTGCTCAGGTTGCTACAACCGACACGAGCCAGACATGTGCCCACATGCAGGCTAATGTCAGTCCCCTATGATAGGGTTACACCATAACTAAATAGAGGGTATCGCTAAAAGATAACTAGAAAGCGCATATACTGCACTTAGATTACCTGCGAGGTGCTAAGTCCTAAGCAATGAAAAGCCTCTAGTTATCCTTTAGAAATATCCTCACCAATGTCAGCCCTAGATGATAGGGTTACACCATACCAACTAGCAAAGGAAACAAAATGCAATCAGTAAAGATAAAGACAGTCAAAATAAATTCAGGCTTAGTGCATGAGTTTACATATACTTGCTATAACGAATCTATGCTAATGTCAATCATTAACGGCACGCTAGACGGTTGCTCTAGTACAGGTTGGGCTATATCAGGAATGGAGATAGCAGAGTGAAATTGACTAAACGCGGTGAGCGTGTTGTTAGCGTTGCATTTATTTTATTTATGTTAGGCACAATCTTTCTCGCGGGTAAAGTAGATGCCCTAGACCAATGTGCAGAATTCCAAGCAAACAATGATTACCAAAATGCATTAAGCGCGGGGTGCTCATTCGATGAATTACCTACAGGTGAATACCCTTATACATGGGAGGCAAAATGATTATGACAGTTCCTGTAAAAACTTTAGATACCTTTGATGAATTGGAAATGGAAGCAAGGGTGTGTGTATTCTGTGATGAATTAACAAATACTTTCTATTGTTCAAAGTGTGAAGAGTACAAAGGACTCATGACCATTACAGAATGGGAAAAATATACGGGAGAGGTGTGGGAGGAATAACCTCCCCACTTCCCCTTATGGGCGCACTAATAAAAACTTGACAAGTTCTCAAATTTCCGCATCGTACACCCTCGCAAAATATTAAAATTTGTTCAAAATTGGAAAATGCCCTATAGCTCATATAAAAAATTATTAAAATTGGGTAGATATTGGAATATAACATTTTGATAACAAGGGTATAAAGTATTACATACGATACATAAAGATAGCTAATGTTGCCTATATGCTACATAAACTATAAAAATCGGGGTATAGGTATAATAAACCAATGATCATTCTCTGGATACTTATCACATACATTATATATAGATCATATACATCATAAGTCGGGGGTATAAAATTCTCTGGGTCATGGCCGCAAAGCGGCAAATATTATTCTTATATAAAATACTCTTCCAGGAAACATATTGGCGAAAGAAATTTCACTCGTAATATAATGAGATCAAAGACGAGTATAGTGTTCAGATGAACATATTCTCGCTATGTGAATCTATAGCTAGGAAGACATGGTTATACAAGCCCTAATGATTTGACAGTAGACTTATGTAGATCATGTTTTTCAGCTTCTATCTTTACCCGTGTTTCATAGATCTTTTTTTCTAGTTCAATTATTTTAGATTCAAGCTTTTCAACTTTTTCTGTTTTACTCATGTTCACCTCCTGTACAGATATGTACACAATATAACACATGAAGATGAACAGGTATACTATTCGCCGCCGAAAATTCGCTCCGCGAAATGATGTATAATTTAGATATATCTTAAAAGGAGATGAAATATATGGGAGTATCACTTAATGGATGGCCTACAATTAAAAGTGCCAATGATCCACGACTCAAGACAATGAAGATTCCAGGTACAAACCGTACCGTAAGACTGCGGAGAGGCGTTGCCCCCGTCTTTGCCGCTTTTCTAGCAGATTGGCACAAAGAAATGCCTGAGCGACTTAAGCTTGACAAAGGTCCAGTTGACTCATGGGTATATCGTGAGGCACGCACCAATACTGGCTTTAGCAATCATGCATCTGGGACAGCCGTAGACCTACGCTACGATGTTTTAAAGGCTGATGGTAAGCCCCACATGACCAAAGAAGAAATGGCGATTTTAGACCGCATTTTAGACCGATACAAGACTGCAGATGGTCATAGGATTCTTGCCAATGGTGAATGGTGGAATAAGGAAGATGGTATGCACACAGAGCTTTCCCAAGATTGGGATCGTGGTGCAAAGCGTAATACCACACTTAAAGATGTCAAGGAAGTTCAAAAGCGTCTTAAGATTAATGACAACGGTATAAAGCAGGCATGACAAGTCAAGCTTGTATGAGTAGCTTGAACAGTGATATCTAATGTATGAATATAAAGCTAAGGTCGTTAGGATTTTAGACGGGGACACAATGGATGTATCTATTGATCTTGGTTTTGATGTATGGGTATATCAGCGTGTTCGTCTTATTGGTATCAATACCGCCGAAAAAAATACAGAATTAGGAAAGAAGACATTAGATTATGTGCGTGCTCTTTGTCCACTGGGTTCTTCTATTACTCTTCGATCTGAAAAAGATAAGAGAGAAAAGTTTGGTAGATATCTTGCGAAAGTTTATTTCGCAGAATCCAATGAATGCTTAAATGATGTTCTTATTCAAAAGGGATTAGCTGTTGAATACTGGGGGATTGGGAAGAAGGAAGATTTTGTTCCTGATCCAACCAAACTCGTAGAGTAGGAATGCAAGGATCTCCACCCTCTACTACATATTCCTCTTCTTCTTCATCTGTCATAGGAGATGAATCATGTAAGTAGCAATAGCTATCTGCATACCCCTTATCAAGTCCGTATTGTACCCATTCGTCAACTGTCATATGATTTGTCATCTATTTAATAACCATTCTGTCGTAGTGATAGGAAATGCATCTTTAACTTCATAAAAGATAGCATCAGCATATAATTGTATCTCTTGTTGTGCGTGTGCGTCAAGTCGTAAAGAAATAAAATGTAAAAGAGCATTTAAACTTGCAGTCCATCTCCAACGAACATACATTGAATATGCGGGGAGTAAAAGTCTGGCCTGCTCAGGAGCCACACCATCTGCTAAAGCCTCTAGATATAGGTCGTGTGCTTCTTTTACGAGCATCTGCATTCTCTTTGTGTACTTAGCACCATAGTATTGATTTAGAACATCGCCACTACCCTGTTTTTTATTATCAGGAGCAGATCTCCACTCAGAAACAGCGGGTATATAGAATTGCTCATTCTCTGTAACATATCTACGAGAAGATTCATTCCATCCCATTTGATCCTCAATATGACTAGAAGCAACAGCATGTTTGTACCATTGCCTAGCAACCATCAGTGGGGCGTATACTTCAAAAGTCATAGCACAATGTCTAAACACAGCATCATGCTTATGCTTAACAAGATAACTAATTAGCTTATGATCTTTCTCAGATAATTCATTTGCTTCTTTATCAAAGGAGACACGGGCAGCATTAACAACATCTAAATCGCTACCCATGGTATTTACTGTACGAATATATCCATGATCCAGTACTGTTCTCACAATTATCCATTCTCTAAGTGGAGCTGCAGGGAATCGCACCCTGGTCTTCTATCTTCCATTTCCTCTAGTTACAGTCATGCACTAGCGTTGTATTTCATTTTTTTTTAGCAATTTGGTTTCCGACCTGCAATTGCTAGAATTGTTTTTCTAACACTAGACTTCTGTTCCCACCTGTCTAAAAGGCGGCTCTTCTGGTTTGTTTATGCAGCGAGAGCGTAGGAGTTTTTACATTTTCCGTTTATATTTAATTTTGACTGCCAGAGTGATTTCCGAATAGAATCGAATCTATTTCAGCCCCTTGCCACTATTATATATGTGTTTTGTGCCCTTGGCAGGAATCGAACCTGCGACCTTAGAATTAGAAGTTCTCTGCTCTCTCCCCTGAGCTACAAGGGCAGGTATCAGATTGTCAATGATTGATTAATGTCTGATACAACACCGATTCTAGTCCTCATCAAGTATAGATTTGTTTTTGAATCATTGATTGCATCGTCAGGGAAAGATCGATGGTCTACCAAAGTAGATAGTTTATCTAATGTCTTACTCAGCTCTTCAATTTGTTGTAAAGCTATTTGAGAGTGATGATATATTTCACTACGATTGTCCATTACTTACCTTTCGAGTCTGTTGAATAAAAACCTTTTCCTTTAAACTGAACACCAACTTTATTAAATGTTTTATAAAAGTTAAGGCTATCACAACGAGGGCATTCTGTCAATGGGTCATTGTTAATGGGTTGAAAAAACTCCATTGGACCACAATCTGCACAGCTATATGTATATGTTGGCATCTTTCCTCCTATCTAAGTATAAGTGGGGCAGACAGCGGGGATGGGTGGGTGGAGTCGCTGCCTGCCCTCGCTGATCAGGTGGGATTCGAACCTACAGCCTACGAGTTAACAGCTCGTTGCTCTGCCGTTGAGCTACTGATCAATTTTAATTATGCACTTGATTGTGGTTTTGCATTAATAAATTCTCGTTCATCAATTATTTCGTATGCCCAATTATATAATGCTTCTTCGTATTTTGTAAAGTGATGACCACAAAAAATTAAGTCACCCTCAATTCCTTTTACAACAACAAAGGCTTGAGATTGACAACGATCACATCGGTCGGTAGTTTTTAGTGTTTGTTCTTTTATTTTTTCCATAGTGTTCATAAAACTCCCATCCTAGTAGTTATAAGTATATTATACTTTACTGTTGATAACGTGTCAATATACATAAAAAAATATGTTAAAATTAGTTTATAACATATTTGTTAAATTTAGGAGACAACTGCATACATGAATACCCCGCAAATTGATGAGCTTGTACTATTTCTTGGTCAGATTTCTGGGGCAGTCATAGCAATCACAGCAGCATTGACAATACTTCATAGAGTGTTTTTTAAAAAACTTACAGATAGATTAGATAAAATTGATAAAGAACTTCACCCAAATGGGGGGTCTAGTCTAAGAGATGTTGCAAATAGAATAGAGAAAAATCAAGTCGCAATGCAAGGCGATATCCATGAAGTAAGAGAAAAAGTAGATGACCACATCGTTTGGCACCTCAATAACTAATGTTATAATTTAAATAGTTAAAATAAATAAATAGGAGTGCCGATGATTCCAGGCAAATTAAATCTTGTATGCCCACAGGGTAGCACATTCTCACGCACACTTACCTACAAACTTGAAGAAACTCCTATAAATTTGACGGGATATAATGCTAGATTACAAATTAGAGAGTTTAATTATTCTCAAGGATTTGTTCTTGGATTAGATAGCTCAACAGCCTCAGCAAATATTTATACTGGTGGATCAGCAGGGACAATAAATATTTATATTCAACCAGGACTTACTAAAGATTTTGTCCCTGGAAATTATGTTTACGACTTGGAAATTTATACTTCAGAAAATGTTTACAGACTTGTTCAAGGTAACTTTACAGTAACTGCTGAGGTGACTAAGTAATGGCAACGGGAACAGTACATATTGTTGAGTCAAAACTTAATGTTATTGAAATAGATTCCAATGCAATATCTTTAGAAATAGATTCTCGTCCAGTAGTTGTAGAAATAGGAACAAGCGGTCCTCAAGGCCCAGCAGGTGCAACAGGTGCGCCAGGGGAAGCAAGGTACTCAGATTTATCTTATGTTCACAATCAATCAACATCTTCTAGCACTTGGACAATAGTTCACGGACTACGGTTTATACCAAATATAACTATAGTTGATTCTGCTGGATCAGTAGTCGAAGGAGACTATTCTTACCCCAATGAAAATACAGTCGTTGCGACCTTCTCTGGGGCATTTACTGGAAAGGCGTATTTATCATGAAAGGGAAGGAAATAAGAAATGGCTAGAAAATTTTTAACACCAATTGATTTAAATAAACTAGAACTGCAAAATGCAGCTATTCAAAATCTTGCTACGGCACCAACTAGTCCTAGTACTGGGCAAGTCTACTACGACACTGTAGACGGAAATATCAAAGTTTGGAAAGGATCTGCATGGGCAAATGTATCGGGGGTAACTAGCCTAGTTGGAACCGCTGATGAAGTAACAGTTTCTGCCTCAGTAGGAGCAGTAACCCTAAGTCTGCCAGCAACCATTAACGCTAATACTACTGGCACTGCAGCGGCTCTGACAACAGCCCGTAACATTGCACTAACTGGAGATGTAACAGGAACTGTGTCCTTTGATGGTAGTGCAAGTGCATCCATGGTAACAACTATTGCAGCCAATAGCGTTGCTCTAGGCACTGACACTACTGGAGATTATGTTGCTTCTATTTCTGGAACAACTAGTGAAATCCAGGTTTCTGGAACAGGAGAAGGCGCATCAGTAACAATTGGTCTTCCAGATAACGTTTCTGTTACTGGAGATCTTACTGTTGGTGGAAATCTAACAATTAGTGGATCTGCTACATATATTAATGCAGAAACTATACAGTTAGCAGACAACACAATTGTATTGAACTCTAATGTAACTGGATCTCCTACAGAGAACTCTGGAATTGAAGTTGAAAGAGGAACAAGCGCAAACGTTTCTGTTCTTTGGAACGAAACAAGTGATCAGTGGACACTCTCTAATGATGGAACAAATTATGGAGCTATTTCTCGTAAAGTTGCAGCAAGTGTTGGAAATGCATCAGACACATCTTTTGCAGTTGTTCATAACTTGGGAACAAGAGATGTGACAGTTAATGTATATGACAATGCAAACTATGAGACAGTTGTAACTGATGTTGTAAGAACTGATTCAAATACCGTCACTGTTTCATTTGCAGTTGCACCGTCATCCAATGCCTATCGTGTTGTAGTTGTAGGATAATTGAACAATGGGTGGGTAAATAAAATTACTCATCTTTTTCAGGAAGGGTATAATAAGGTATGGCAACAAGGCAACTGAGTGATCTTTTAATAGAGGGCGATATAAGCATCGGTGGTGCTTTTATTTTTGATGAAGAAAGTTCTGTATTATCCTCAGCAAGTGTAATGAATTACTTAGAATTAAAACAACTTGTTCCTGAAGGTTACTTGTTGGCCCGACTTGGTGACAAAGTAATTAGAATTCCATATTTTTCAGCATCCCCTTGACAACATGATATAATTTTAATATGGGATTTCCTGCAACTTTTAACATTTTATATTATCGTGGAGATACATATGAATTTGTAATTCAACCAAAAAATGCAGATGGAACAGCTTTTAATTTAACAGACTACCCCTCTGCTAGTGCAAAATTTACAGTAGCCTCCCGTGCTGGAGCTACTGATACTTTTGTATTTAATGGAGATGTATCCGTCAATAGTCAAAGTTCTTATATTACCTGCACAATATCTAGTGAAGATGGGGAGTCTCTTGTGCAGGGAACCTCTTATGTCTACGACGTTCAAATAAGAAGTGCATTAAATACTTTCACTTTAATAGCGGGAGGACTTTCAGTTACAAACGATATCAGTGGAAGAATAACATGAGCATAGAAGTTCTTCTCAATAACCCCGATATATCTGTAATAGGTCCTCCTCAAAATATCCTTGTTCAGTTGGAAACAGGAGCAACAGGGGATAGAGGAAGTTTAATTTTTAGTGGATTTGATAATCCCAATAGTGCATCGTCAAGTTTAACATCTATTCTTCCTAATGATCTTTTTATTAGAGCAAGTCAGGGGCAAACAGAGGGATATATTTATCAATATCTTTCTGACGGGGTTGGTGGCTTTAATTGGGAAAAAATTGGAAACCTTAAGCCCTCAATATATAGTGAAACTGTTAGTTTAGCTGACGACCCTGGTTTAAGTGCAAGTGCGGGAATATTTAATTATCAAGTTCCTCTTGCAACTGCTTTTAGTGAATATTCTATTTCAGATATAACAGCAACAAACATAAATGTCTCTATTACCCCGCAGCTATTAAATACTCCAATAGTGACAACGGTATATGGTATAGAAGTAAACTCTGGAACAAATACAATTATTATTACTTTCTATGCAATGAAATATGTATCTGGATCTTGGTCGGTAGTTACTGAAAGTAATGCAAGGTTTCACATAACTCTTTCATTACTTGCTTAATGATATAATAAACAGGGAGGAATTATGGCTCAAAACATTTCAGCCACCAATGCATTTACAACCACTTATGATACGGGTGTGCCTGAGCAGACCGACAATGCTAATATTGTTCAGGCTTTTACTGAATACCACTATGGTGCTGACTATGATGGAACGGGATCTCCTGGTGGAATAGAAGGACACTTAACAGATATTTCTGCAGATATTGTTACACATGCTAACTTATCAACAAGCGTTCATGGAGTATCTGGCAGTGTTGTTGGCACAACTTCAACCCAAACACTTACAAATAAAACACTGACTTCTCCAACAATAAATTCTCCAACATTAACTGTTGCAACAACTACATCTAGCGCATCATATACCTTGCTTTTAACAGATGGGGGAAAAATAGTTGAAATGACTTCAGCTTCTGCAAATAATTTAACCATTCCCTTAAATTCTTCTGTTGCTTTTCCAGTTGGCACATCTATTTTTGTGGTTCAGGCTGGGGCAGGACAGACAACAATAGTTGCAACTGGTGGGGTAACTGTGAATTCTTACCTTGGCTTAAAGCTTGTTGGTCAGTGGGCTGGTTGCACCCTTATTAAACGTGCAACAAACACATGGGTTGCTGTTGGTGGCCTAATAGCATGATCCCTACGCTTGCTGGATTTTTTGGTTCTACGCCTCTTTTTAATGAGGCAACTGGTGGTACTGAAACAACCTTTAGTAGTGGTGGTAAAAACTATAAACGTCACGTTTTTCTTTCTGGTGGAACTTTTACGGTAACACGTTCTTCTGTTCCATTTATTGTTACCGTCGTTGGTGGAGGTGGTGGTGGTGGTGCAGGTCCAGACGGTTTTGGCACGGCAGCCTCCGGCGGTCCGGGTGGATTTTATAGTGCTGAAACTTCATTAACTATTGGAACTAAGACCGTCAGTATTGGCGGCGGTGGCGGCGATAGCGGTTGCATGCGTATCGGTGGCGGCGGTTGCGGTGTTGGTGGGCAAGGTGGTTCATCATCTATCACGGGTGCATGGACTGCTGGTGGTGGCTCGGGTGGCGCAGGTTTTGGCTGTTCTACTGGTGCGGTTGGTATTGGTTCGCCAAGTCCTGCGGCTAACGGTGGGGTGACTGCTAGGGATAACGCAGCGCATGGTTTATCAACGAGTGTTGGCAATGGTGGAGCAGGAGCGCAAGGGCCATACCCCAGCGGTCCTTGTTCGACTGCTGGATTGTCCGGTGCTGTTGTTGTTGAATATGAGGTGGCTTAAACATGACTGTTGACTATACTGAAGAAGAAATTTCTTCTGAACAAGCCTTACTTGTTGAACAAAAAAAACAGGAAGAAGAGTATGTTGCTAATAATTCAATTAGTGATAAAGAAGCTCAATCTGTAACGCCCCTAGACTTATTAAATTCAAATAACTATACTACTAAGGATATTCGTAATTCTAGATATGATATATGTAAAGGTTGCGAACACTTTTTTAATCCAATAAAAATGTGTAGGGAATGTGGATGCAGTATGCCATTAAAAACATGGCTAAAAGAAGCATCTTGCCCAATAGGAAAATGGCAATGTTACCAATAGACCCTAATCCATCATGGAAGATGAGAAGAAGAGCAGTTTTTTCATCCCTGGTTTTTGGAATGGGTATTGTAATCTATACTGCTATTAGATGGGATTCTACATCTCTTGCAGAAACCCTGGCTCTTGGAGGATTTGGTATGATAGGTGCTGTTGTAGCCGCGTATATTGGTGGGGCAGCGTATGAAGATGTAAAACTTAGAACTACCCCAGAATATCAAAGCCAACTTTATAGAAACGAAAATGAACACATAGATGATATAATAAACGACGAAGAAGGGAATCAAAATGTTCACTAAGAAATTTTGGATTGAGGCATCTGAAAGAGCACTCAAGACTTTTGCACAATTTATTTTAGTTCTAGGAGCTGCAGGAACACTTAATGTTTTTTCTGTAGATTGGAAGACTAATATTGGACTAGCACTTGGGGGAGCCCTGCTATCCTATGCTACATCACTTGTATCTGCAAACATAGGACCAGACAAGGGATCACCAAGTCTAGTAGAGTAAATAATGACTACATAAAGGGCAGGGTAGAGAAATCTATCCTGCTTTTTTGTATTTAAAAAATGATATAATGAATGAGGTGAATATTAATGGCTGCTACTACAAATAATTATGGGTTTCCATACCCCGAAGATACTGATACCGTAGATGTTGCTGGGGATATTCAGTCTCTTGCTGAAGACATAGACACAAAACTTTCTGAGGCAATCGCAGACACCGTTGGTACAATGGTTACTAGCAACACAGAAAGCGGAATTACCGTAACCTATGACGATGCCGACAATACTTTAGATTTTGATGTTGCAGATTTTACTCTTACCTTTTTAGGTGATGTTTCTGGAAGTGCAAGCATTACCAACCTTGCGAGTGCAAGTGCGACCATTACAATCGCACCCAACAGCGTTGCCCTAGGAACTGATACCACTGGAGAATACGTTGCTACCGCAACAGCAGGGTCTGGCATTGAAGTTTCAGGCTCAGGTTCTGAGACCGCAGCATTAACGATTACCAATACAGGCGTAACCAGTCTAGCTGGAACTGCTGATGAAGTAACAGTTTCTGCTTCAGCAGGGGCAGTAACCCTAAGCCTTCCAGCAACCATTAATGCCAATACTACTGGTACTGCAGCAGCCCTTACTACAGCCCGTACTATTGAACTAACGGGGGATGTAACAGGAACCGTATCCTTTGATGGTAGTTCTAGCGCATCTTTGGCAACTACCATTGCAGCCAACAGCGTTGCCCTTGGAACTGATACCACTGGAAACTACGTTGCTACAGTCGCGGGTACTAATAATGAAATTGAAGTATCTGGATCTGGTTCTGAATCAGCAACAATAACAATTGGATTACCAGACAATGTAACTATTGGCAATGATCTTACTGTTACTGGAAATTTAATTGTAAGTGGATCAACTGCCTATATTAATACTACAGAACTTTTAATAGAAGACAATTTGGTTACATTAAACTCTGGAACAACTGGATCTCCTTCTTTAAACGCTGGTATTGAAATAGAAAGAGGAACATCTCCTAATACCGATATAAGATGGAATGAATCAACAGATGTTTGGGAATTTACAAACGACGGTACAAATTATTATACAATTAAAGATTTTGATACTGCCCTTGCTACAAAAACAACAGATAATCTTACTCAAGGTTCAACAAATTTATATTTCACAGATGAAAGAGCACAAGATGCAATTTCTACTGCAATAGCAGCTGGAACTCAAACAAATATAACAGTTTCATATAATGATTCAACAAACTCTTTTAGTTTTATTTCTGTTGATCCAGGGGTCACTAGCCTACTTGGAACTGCTGATGAGGTAACTGTTTCTGCCTCAGCAGGAGCAGTAACTCTAAGCCTTCCAGCAACGATCAATGCCAACACCACTGGTACTGCAGCCGCCCTTACAACAGCTCGCACCATTGCTTTAACGGGAGATGTAACGGGCAGCGTATCCTTTGATGGCAGCGCAAGTGCGTCCATGGTAACGACAGTTGTTGGTGGTGGTGGTGGCGGCGGAACAATTGTTTACCAGGATGCTGTTCCAACGGCAGGTATTGAAACTGGAACCTTGTGGGTAGATAAAAATGGTGAATCAAACCTACTTAATGGAAATGATTTTTACACAAAAACACAAATAGACACAAATACTTATACAAAAACACAAGTCGATGGACTTCTTTCAGGAGCAGGGTTTAATCCATTTCTTCTTATGGGTGCATGATATAATTAAGACGAGGATAATATGACAGTAATAAGCACAATAGCCAAACCAGCCTATGTTTATGATGCTACGGCTGACACATGGTTTCCAGTCGGGGCTCAAGCGGTTGCTTTTGTTACCACATATGTTTATACCGCCACGGCTGCCCAAACGGTTTTTTCTGGGGTAGATGATAATTCCCAAACACTTTCTTATATAACAGACGCAATAAAAGTATTCTTAAACGGAGCACTTCTTACTCCATATACTGATTATTCTGCATCAAATGGAACATCGGTAACACTTTCATCAGGCGCGTCAGTTAATGATATCTTAGTCATTATTGCATCTGATAATTTTCAGATAGCAGATACTTATACAATTGCTCAAGCTGATACTTTATTTGCAACAAAAAATGAATTAACACAGGTGGAGGCAATAGCACTACTAGGGTTGTAGTGTTATAATTTAACTATGGCAAATACATTCAAAGCACTATTCCGTGGAGCAGCTCCAACATCTAGCACAACACTATATACAGTTCCATCTGGAACAACTACTCTTGTAAGCTCCCTAGTTGTTGTTAATACTGCTAGTGCAGTAGCAACATTTGATATGTCTTTTGATGGTATTCAAATTGCTAATGATGTAAATATTCCAGGAAATGACTCACTCATTCTTGAATTAAAGCAGGTATTGGAGGCATCAGACGTTCTCGCTGGTTTGGCATCTGCCTCAACAGTTAATTTCCATATCTCTGGCCTGGAGATTTCATAGTGTCTGTTCAAAGATTTAGTAAATCTGGTATCTTGGGATATAGTTCTCGTTATACAGCAGCTTGGTCACCTGCTGCAATTGGTGGAACTATTACGACCGCTGGGGGATACGGTATTCATACTTTCACAACCGCCGGGGCAGATACATTTACGGTTCTAGCAAACATCTCGTCAGTTGAGTATCTCATTGTTGCTGGCGGTGGTGGTGGTGGAACAGATAGAGGTGGCGCGGGTGGTGCAGGTGGTTATCTAACAGGAACGTTAAGTGTTGGAGTGGGGGCTCAGTCAGTAGTTGTCGGTGCGGGTGGAGCAGGATTTAGTGGATTTGGTACGGGCGCTAAAGGAAGCAACACCGTCTTTTCTTCAGTTACAGCAGAAGGCGGGGGCGGAGGTGGATCACAAGGCACAAGTTCAACATCTGGTGGTTCAGGTGGTGGTGGCGGTGCCGGTAATGCTAATGGACGTCCGGGTGCCGCTGCAACGTCTGGTCAAGGCAACGCTGGCGGCAATGGGTCAGGAGGAGCGAACCCCAACAATGCTGGTGGCGGTGGTGGTGGTGCTGGCGGTGTTGGTTCTAATGCTTCTAATAATAATGGCGGAAATGGTGGAACTGGTTTGGCTTCATCCATAAACGGATCATCTGTTACACGGGCTGGCGGTGGAGGGGGATCAAACTTTCAAGATAGTAATGGATCAAGAGGTTTAGGTGGTTCTAGTATTGGCGGTAATGGTGGACTAGATGCTTCTAATAGAGCAACAAATGGAGTAATCAATACGGGTTCGGGTGGTGGTGGCGGTAACGGCACATCACCGTATCTTGGTGGAAATGGCAGCACAGGAATCATCATCATTAGGTATCCCATTGCCTAGATGGAAAACAACAGAACAAATTTTAAACCTGTCGAAAGACGGGGATTTTTTTGATGAAAATTGGATGAACTATAATTCTATATTTCAATATATGCCAGAGCCACTGCCCTGGGATGGAAACAGACCTATCAGGTTTGAAGATGTTGATCTTTGGGAAGTAATTACGGAAATGTCTGGACCTGTTGGAGTATATGCTGCATACCAGCCACATGCCGAATATTATATAGTTACCCAAAATTGGAGGGTAGTTACAGAATTTGAAGGATGGATGGCAAATGAAAGATTAGAAGACTTTCTTATAGCAAATAACATACCATATCCAACACAATAATTCTATATCTTAATTAATATTTAATATTAAAATCCAGGGGATAAGAATATTAAAAAAAAATGATATAATCTATATAAGGAGTTAATATGACTAGGGCAAGAGATACAGCAGATATAGTTCAAGATGTAAGTGTTGAATTAGCATTAAAGGCTAATTATTCGCTACCCGTCAATACTAGATCAGGAACAACATATACTTTTGCTTTGGCTGATGATTCTCTGCTGACTGTTGCCACTAGTGCCTCTGCTCAAACTTTTACGATCCCCCCACAATCTTCTGTTGCATGGACTGCTAACGATATTCTTCGGGTAGTCAATTATGGAGCAGGGGCTCTTACCATAGTTGGCGGCGCGGGGGTGACAGTCACAAACACCGCCTCAACTATT